CTTGACCTTGCCAGTTACTGCTGTCTTGAGTTTTGATCCGGGATTATCCCTTCGATACTTAGCTACACCTTTTGCAGTCATACCCGCACCCTGTTTAGTTGGGCGTTTGTGACCACCTTTAATGGTGTGACCTTTCATTGTACCTTTCTCAGACATTACTTCTTAACCTTGCCACCTTTAGCTTTTTTTACAGGTTTAATACTTTTAGCTTCTTTAACTACATAAGAAGGACTTACTGTACCTCTGAGTATACTTTGTATTCTACTTAGTGCGGCTTCAGCACTTATTTTTTTATCTGCCATTGTTTATTCTCCAGAATAATAATTGTTGTGATTGTCAAAGGGGCAAGTTGCCCTGCCCCCTTGAGTTAGTTATTTAAGCGAAAGCCGCTGCGGTTTCTGCAGTGCCAAGTTCTGCAATAACTGCGAACACTCTGACCTTACCATCGAAAGTTGCTGTATTAGCAATTAAGTCGATAGTATCGGCTGCAGTGTAGAACTTACCTACGCTTGTTGTACCTGAAGCTACAGAAGTATGACCAGCAACTGCGGCAGCAAAGATATCATCGTCGGCATCGTCACCTAAGTCGAGAACTGGAGAACCAGTTGACGCAACTGTTAAGGTTTCTAAACCAGCCATGAGAACTAAAGTATTAGCAGGAAGTTCAAAAACTTCTACTGAATCTGCTGTAGTCAAGCTTGTTGTTGAAAAGTCTAGAACGACTTCCACGATTTGAGGTTTAATGCCGAGTGGAACACCTGCAACGGCATTCGTAATAGTATAAGTAGCCATTATCTAGTCTCCCTTAAGCAAAATCTACAACGCCACGAACGATTGCTTCTTGTCTTAGAACTTTTCTTCCAAAAACATGCAATCCTCTGATAACGTCGGAGAATGATTCAGTTGAACGTACCACTTCAGTCTTTGCGATGTGGGACGCTGTTGCACATGATGAAATGTGACCAGCTAAAACAACATTCTCAGTTGCGTCAGTAGCTAATGTACCAGAAGCATCTGTTAATGTTACCTGATCGATTCCGCCTGTGCTATTTAAAGCTGTAGACTTGTAACATCTAAAACCCGCAAGAGTTCCTACTGTTGCAAGACCATTTCTTAGAGGAGATACACCGTCGCCAGTTACCTGAACTTCAGCAATCTTGTTTCCTGCTTGGAAAACTTTCTCATAGAAAATTGGAGGTGCTACAAACCATCTGTTCTCTTCAGGTACAGACTCATCATCGAGAAGTCTAGCCATTGCGAGCATCATGTTGATACCTGCATCGTCTGTCTCAATGTTGATAGGAGCAGCAGCTGTTCCTAATATACTTGCAGAAGCAGTAGTTGTTAAAGTTGTACCTGATACTGCAGATGCTGCAATTCCAGCACCGTTAGTTAAGGCTTGAAGAACGTTTGCATCGAACTTTCTCTTTAGAGCATAAGCACCTGAAGAAGTTGCTAGTGCTTCAAAGTTAATGTGAGAGTGTCTCTCTTCGATGTCGTCTATTTTGAATGCGAAAGCATTGGCTTGGTCGACAGTCAATGTAATTTGATCGTCTGCCAAGTCTTGTGGGTTAACTACAGAACCTCTTGAATATGCGGACACAGTCAGTGTTGGTTCTTTCATGATGTTAACAGTATCACCAAAGTTTTCAATTTCGCCAGTATAGTCGGTATTCGTAATATCTTCTGCAACCGAAGCTCTACGGAAGAACTTGAGAACTTTTTGGCTAAATATTTCGGGTGAAAAATTACCTGACGGTAAATTATTATACCCTGAAGCTGAATTAAAAGCCATTTTTCTATCCTTCCTCTATTTGAGGTTAGTTTATTGAGTTATTCGCCCCTCTGCCCGTGCTTGGTCAATTTCTTTTTCAAGTCTTTCAAACTCCCACGGTTTCAGTTTGGCGATGTCTGATACCTTCCAAATCTTTTTGTTTGCATTTTTATCAATCGGAACTTCTCTAGAACTTGGTGTTCTGACTGCTTCAGCCGCAGACGCATTAGATTTATTAGGTTTCGTTTTTAAGCCACTGTCGGCTTTGTAAAGGTCAAGAACTCTGATTGCCCATTTGCTATCAGTATTGTTTTTGGTTATACCCTCAGAAATTGATTTTGGTTGCTCATCAAGCCACAAAAGAAACTTCTCGTCATTCCTAATATCATTAAAATCAGGATGTGCCGCAAGTAACACTTTGTACGCACTTTGAACTTCCATTTCCTTCTCACGACTTTTTATAACTTCAAGTTCCTTTTTTAAACTTTCAGATTGTTCTTGAGCTTGCATTGCCGCTACGGTTTGCACTACGGCATACACGTCTGGATACTTACTCTTAAACTCCTCTAGTTCATCTGGACTTTTAGGAAGTTTGATTGAAGGGTCTAAATCCATCTGTTGTGCAGTTGTTTTCAAAGCTTCTTTCTCGTTCTTCCATTCTTGGAGTTTGTTGTCATAATGCTTTTTTAAATCATCATAACGTTTTTTGTAGTCGTGTTCAGGACTCTCTTCCTGCTTAGTTTCCACAAAACCTTCATGCTGTTGGGTAGCTTCCTGTTGAGTGCCAACGTCTTCTGATCCTGCTTCTACCTCATCCTCATCTTCTCTATCAACTTCCTCTCGGTATTTGTTTTTATAAAGATTTGGATTGTTAATCACTCCAAAGGAGTCATTGGGTTTAAATGCTCTTGCACCTCTTACTTGTTTTGCCATTGTTTTACCTCATCATATGCAGTGCCACTGGCTGTGGGTAGCTGCTTCGGTTTGTCAGGGCCACTTATGTGGGTAGCTGACGAATTCTACTCTGCTCTTACGCTCATCATTGGCGAAACTCCATCTATCTCTACTGTTTCACCTTTAATTAATTTATCCACTACATTTCTAGCTTGTTTTGTAAACTCTACTCTGTCTGGATATTTTTGTCGTAAAAGCCTTCCGAATTTATTGTTATTCAAATCAATCTTTTCTTCTTCTGACATATTTTCACTTTGTTCTCTTCTGTCAAAAAGATCAGACATAAGGCTATTAAAAAGACCATCTTCACTTATATATCCACTTGTTAGTATGTGGCGTAAAGTGTCTCCTTCTTTACTTTTTTCACCGTATTTAAAACCTTCTCCTAGACCCTGTTCTACATTCTTTAAATGACCTGTCATACGTAGTAGCATAGCAGTAGTAGCGTCTATGCCACCTTCTGAATAATCAGCACTAGCTATCTCGTTATTTGTTGACATAAAGCCACCTTCTGCAGCTGGTCTAGGTGGAGATTGTTCTTGTTGTTTTTCTGCTTCTTCTTGTCTACGTGCTACTTCTCTTTTGCCACGATTATTTATTTTTTCTAATCTGTCGTAGCCAATAACTTTAGCTATTTCTGGTGGTACAACAACTTCTCCACGTGATATCATTATTTCAACTTGTTCTTTACTAGGTACTTTAGCTGCTTGAGCAGTTCTGTCTGTTCCTGCATCTGTATCTGCTTGAGCAATTATCTCGTAAGCTTCAATCAGCATTTGTTTTATATCTTCTTTACCTGCAAACTCTACAGCAGGTGCGTTGATTACAAATGTTCCTTCAGGTACTTCTTTGGGTATGTCGTCGGCTATGGTTTGTTGTTCGGTAAATTGATCTGGTGGTCCTCCGATGAATCCCATTTCAGTTGATGGTGCTTGCTGTTGTGAGGGATCACCTCCCATTTGCATACCTATTCTTCCGCCATAGCGTGTTCCACCATGTTCGCTAGAATCACCTCCTGAACTACTAGATCCTCCGTCACTACTACTGCTATTGTCACTGTAACCATACCCACTATCTATGCTACCTAAACCACTCGTAGCTGTATCTGTTGTCCCCAGACTGCCCGAAGAAGTACTAGTGCTACTATTATCACCTGAAGTAAATTTACCCGTCGAACTAAACTGTGAACCCGGAGGTGCTGTGCCAGTTGGTTTACCTGTTGTAGGATCATACGATGAATAACCTACTCCTGCCATTGCTGCAGCAGTCGGACTACTAAAAGTATCAACGCTTATAGTAGATGGGTCGCTGATAACACTAGTAGACCCCATTCCACCAAACGGTTCTACCTCTTCGGCATAAGCTTTTTGTGCCTCAATATCAGCCATAAACTGACTAGGTGAGTATTGATGAATATCAGGTGCATTTACTCCTGTAAAAGTCAAGCCCCCAAATATTCCGGGTTCTACACTAAGTAAACTACCTCCATAATATCCCTGTGCGTATCCGGGAGTTCCTTTTGCAACTTCTGCAGCTATACTATAGTGTGAGGACATCAGAGAGTTAGATACTTGTCCAAGCAATCCACTTCCCATTGCAACGTTTTGTCCGTAGGGATCTTGTGCAGTAGGACCAATTATTCCTGAAATTGCTCCGAATACAGGGCCAGAGACTACACTTGCAATGTTTGCTGCTGCTCTCGCTGCTCCCATTTGTCCTGCCATAGCTAGACCTAACGGTGCTGCCTGCATTACTCCTTGTGCTACTGCATCAGTAGAAAGTCCTGCAATGGCCGCACCAACTGGATTAGACTGTGCAAAATCAGCTTTGGCTCTGTCCATCTCGGTATCAAAAGCTACTTGTCCTACTGTTTGACCCCTGCCAACTCCTGCAATGTCCATCATCTCTTGTGCATCAGCTATGGATTGAGATCCAGCGGAAACTGAAACATCAGTCGCTGATATACCTGAAGCTTCCAAACCACTTATGTCTGTTACTTGAGTACCAATAGATGTAATATCACTGGACTCAGATTCTCCTTCTCTTTTTTCTAAAGATGTTTCGACATCAATATTGTTTTCTTGCAAAGCTTCCCTAGAACGCCTTCTATTTCTAGCTCGACTCATTAAAAAATCAAATTGTGGATTTCCAGTGCTAAATGCCATTATTGCTTTTGACTTTCTCTACGTTACTCTTCAAACTGAGGAGCGTTTCCAGTAAAACCAGCTTCCCCTGCAGCTGGCGTAGCTCCGACTCCGATTGTGCCATCGCCAGCCCCTTGACCGTTAGATCCTTGAGGTTGAGGAGGTACTCCTCCAGCCCCGCCCATATCAGGGGATTGTTGACCAGTGGGGCTACCTTGACCGCCTGTTCCTTGTTGAGCATTCTGTTGCATTCCTTTCAATATCTCTGCATAAATCTGTGCTTCGTTTACGTCGTTGACTAAACTATCTGGATCGATATCCTGTGATATAGCCAACTCTCTCATTAAATTCGGTATTTTTACAAATGGTGCTAATGTTGGGTTCATCACAGTTTGCAACAAGGCAGTTAATCTTTGACTTCGTACCTCTTTTTGCATCACTGCAGCTACCCCACGAGGTTTGATCTCAAGATCTCCCTCTATGTCGTCTGCATCGTCATTGAACTGCATGTTCCATTGAAAATAGGCTTCACCCATCGGCTTTAGTAGATAATCGTCAATATTCTTTATGACTGTCTTCATAGACAAACCTGCAGAACCCATCAACATAGATAAACCTGAAGCAGTACGTCCTGTTCCTGTTACTCCTGTTTGTCCGTGCATAATTGATGGTATGCCAGTTTCTTCATCTGCTAATTGACGAGATATTTGGTACATCTGTATGTTTTCGCCTGCAGTGTTTGGAAACTTAAGACCGTTGATTGCAGTCCCACTAACTCCAGATTGTCTACGGAATATCTTTCCGGGGAATATGTCCATGTTTTGTCCGGGAACTAAACTTGCTTCATCCACGTCAAATACAAGATTACCTGCTAATGCTAAGTTATCAATAGCCATTCTTACGTGACCATTCATAAGCATCTGTGCATCTTCCATATTTTCTGCTACACCAACACCCCACATTTGATATGGGTTAACTTCGTATGGAAATACTTGATAAGGTATTCTTGATGGTGTAAATGGATTAAGAACACATCTAAGTATCGTTGTTCCACAAACCCATACGTTTACAGGTATTTGATCTAGCTCTGATATTCCTTGAGGTAGGTCTAGTCCTGCTTCATCAGCAAACTTAGAATCAATTACACCCCAATACTCAAGAACTTCAAATCTATTTTCCTGATAGTATGGCTCAGTTTCATCTTCACGAATAGTATCTTCGTAGTACTTATCTTCGTAGTTAGGACCTTTTGCAAGACACTCCTCTACGGCTTCCATGTCGAAATGAGGTCGTTGAGATAAGGCACGAAGTTGTTGTCTATTCATACGATGTCTTTGTATGACATATTCACAATCATCTATACTTGTGGCTGCTGGATCAGGATGAAAATCCCACACGGATACAGATTCTATTTTAGGCACTGTTTTCTCGTATGGCATGTACTCTCTGCTACCTTCTTCATCTCTTTGCCACTTGTGTACTTTCTTGTTAAAGTTGAAAGGACCTTTAACAATTCCTGTACCGAGTAGAGATGCTTCAAATATAGCATGTCGGAATACATTAACTGCATTTGTATCGAGCAGTTGATCGTGGATCATCTGTTCCATTTTACGTGCAGCTTCACCAGATGGACTTATCTGAGGTTCTCCTACTTTTGAAGGACCTTCGACAAGAGGTGCATTTGGAAATTTTTTAGCCATACCACCTAAGAAATCCATAGATGGTGTTGCTTGAGTTGCTCCCGGAGGTAATTCTCTACCATCACCCTCGTAGCCATACATATCTGGCGGAGGTGGAGGTGTTACCTGATCAGCAGGAGTTTCCAAATGAGCAAACTTTGCTATACCTTCTGGTACGGGTGTATCTTCTACAACAATAGGAAACTTCTTGTTGGCAAATAATATATCAACAATTTGTCCGTATGCTGCAAGAACTTTGGTTTTGGTTATTCTGACAAATACTTTTGATCTCTCAGAGTCACGATATTGTGTACTTGAATCGTAGATGCCACGAAAGTTTTTATAGGCTTGTAGCCATCTATGTTCGTGAGAACGTCTACCGTTTTCAGAATCCTCAAGCCTACTCTTTATGTATCCTGCAAGTCCGGGCATGATTGTCCCTGCATTGGACATAGCTGTAGGTTTATCGGATTCTTCGTCTGAATTTAAAAAATTGTCAGCCATAAATAAGTCCTAGCCAAAGTAGTTTTTGTCGTCTGCCATAGTAAAGAATGCACTTTCAACAGTCGGCTTTGACTGTTTCTTTGGCATGTCAGATTGTAAGTCATAGTTTTCAATCTTTGTAGTGAAGTCTGCACCTTCACGAGTTAATTGATCTGCACCCATTTGGTCATCGACTGAAGTTTTGTCGCTGTTCATTATGTATGCAGCACCGTAGTTATAGTTGTTGTTTGGCATTGTTGTCTCCCATATACCAGTTACATAATTCCCTGTTCATCAGGGATATCCTTACGTAAAAGATCACTCATTTGCTGATCCATTGCGTAATTCATTGGACTAGTTGTAGCCATGTCTTGCTCAGATGTTTCTAAACCCATAGATGTCATATTTGCATATTGATCGTCAGATATAGTTCTGTATTCTGCTGTCGGATCAGTCGGGACAAATTCAGATCCTGCTCCTGCAGGGCTTGATTGCATAGCGAATCCTACTGTAGCTCCCGGACCCATTCCTAATCCCTTTTCAAGTAAAAGTTCTGTTGCCACGTCTTGAGCTGCTTGAACAGGATTATCTATAATCTGTCTAGCTAATTCTCCTACTGCTAGTCCTGTAAAAGCTTTTTTTGCTGTATCAGAAGATAACGCATTCCACGCTTTATCAAACGCAGATTTAGCCTTGTCACTAAGTTCAATTGGAGATCCTTTTGGTGGTATCTTTTTTTTGGGTTCTTTTTGTTTCTTTTCCTCTTGAGTAGCCGTTAGTTCACTCATCTGTTCATTTAAAGCTTGTAGTTTTGCTACCTGTTTTGTAAGATTACTTACTTTACCTTCAACCTGCTTGCTGAGTATACCTGCAGTTTTGTTTACGTCTGCTGCCGTTCCTTCAACTTGTAAAGTTGTATCTCTAGCTGTTTGTGATAGTATATCAGTAGGAGCAGAGAAAGGAATTACTGAGCTTTCCTTAAAGAAGTCTTCGTTAAACCCGTAAGTGCTATACAACTTTTTTGGACTTACTTGATTGATGTCCTGAAGATACATGTTACCAAATTCTTCAGAAGCTCTCTGAACCACGCTCATTTTTTTTCGTGATTGTCTGTCAACCTTATAGTGGGTTAATCCTACATCTCCTTTTGTAGAATGCCCTAAAACTACGTTTGCTACCCCTGCACCTTCTGACTCATTTATTGCATCAAAAACATTTTTTCTCAAGTCAGATATTGTGAATGGTATTTTCTTATTAGTTTTTTGGTCTGTAATTTCTAAGCCCATTTCGGACATAGTTTCATTCATAGTGTTATTTATAAGTGTTCGTAAAGTAGCTTCACTTTGCTTAAACAATTTTACAGATTTACTGTCACCCATTCTTCCCTTAGCATCTGTTCCAAGATCAGCAAGTATGTCTTGAGCTAGAGATGGTAACTGATAGTTTGTTCTCTGACCTTTGTTACTTATGCCATAAAGAGTGTTTGATCCGGGGTCAAGTGTTCCGTAAGGTGAATCTTCAATTGCTTCACCAACTGTAAGATTAACCAAATCTCTGTTTCGTATTCCTAACAGATGCTTTAACTGAAAGAATGCTACCGCTTCTTTGTTGCCTTTTAACTTTAAGGTGGTAGCGTGTATTGCCTTGTTCAAATCCTCTATAGATGGAAGAGTAATCTTTTTCGCAGCAGCTTCACCTCTTGGCTGAGTAGCTTTTTCAAATCTTAGCTTGGTAGGATCACCTTTTACTTTTGCAACTCGGATAGTTCCCTTGCCTGCTTCAAACCTATTAGTGTAAGGATAATCGAAATCTTCGCTTGCTGCTAACTTAGTAAGACTACTTTCAACCTTACCTAATGTCACATAGTCTGGACTACTAGCAACCTTGTTAAAAATATCGTGTTTATCTCTATCGCCAATACTATCCCAATTGTCAGATAAGTTAAATCCTGCATCTTGTAACTTTTTTAACAATGCAGTAGGTTGACCATTATTTTGATATAACTTCACATCAGGACGACCTAATTCAAAAGCTTCAGCTATTGTTAGGTTTCCATCTTTTAGTTTTTGTAGGAGTTCATCCATTTGTCTTAGTACCCAAATGTTTCATTTTGGACTTGATAGACCTGATTCTTAATACCATTAAGCGTTTGATGAATCGCCGCATAACCTGTCATCCTTGTCATTAACATATACCTCAACGCATCGTATGCGTGGTCTTCCGCTTTGGTGTCCACGTCTTCGCTGTTAGTCTTGGAAAGAGGAATTGCTGCCAATTGCTTGACAGTGTTGCTACAATTAGAAAACACTCGTAATCTCGGTTCGTTTGTTCTTGGATCATCTGCAAGCCTACGATGTATTTCCATTTTACCTTGTATTCTATTTCGATCTGATGGAGTCCAACGAACTCCGCATCTCATCATTGTTTCAGCTATAGAAGGACCAAAGCCTGTCTTATTCCAACATGATGAGTCTAATACTGTGTAGTGGGGTAGTGGATCTAATTGTTCCGCTTCTAGTATTTTATCCGCTAATTGTTCTGCTGTCAACTGTTTTACGTATAATTCTCTATAAATCCAAATATTATTGTCCCAATCAATAGCACCCCATAAAACGCAAGAAGGACTCGCATACCCGTAGTCAGCCGCCCTGATGCGGGGCCAGTTGGTAGGTAAGTCAAAAGGTTCGACAACATGTTTCGCTCTGCTAAATTCTGGAAAGGCTGCACCATCGGCTACATCCCAATCCCCATCAAGTAATCTTTTCCGTTCTATCTCAGGTAGTGAACGAAGCATAGCTTCATATTGTCCATCAGCCATAAGGAACGGGTTGTCTGTTAGACGTGCAGGAATAAACCTGCGATAAAATAATGGCTTTCCTTCCTTTTCGTGTCCTTGCGGCCACAAGAAAGGTTTACCTGTTTCGACATCGGATGCAGGGAACGGTTTGTTGTGTTCACCTACGTCAATGTACATCTTCTTGATCCACCATCCACCGATTCCTCCGGGGTTGGCTGTACACCTCATATACAGATTTTGCTGTAGCTCTGGGTCGGTGCTTCTCAATCTTGATCTCAGGTAGTCCCACACATAAGGTGTCGGGTACTGGGTTATTTCGTCTATGCCTATCCAGTTGAAAGCTTGTCCTTGAAATCGGGTTACATCTTTGTCTTTGTCTAGATACGTAAACCAAATGGTTGCTCCCGATGGGAAGTGCCACGTTGACTTTGATTCCCTGAACTTTGCTCCGGGGAACGCTTTCGGGTAGAGTTGTCGTGACTTGTCTATTAACTCAGTAAGTTCGTCGAGAGTACGCCTAAGAAGAAGACCCCTATGATTAGGATTAGTGCAGTAACGAAGCGGATCTGCCAACAAGGCGAAAGATTTGCCCCCACCAGCAGCACCTCCATAGAGTACATCTCTTTCACTAGCGGAAAGAAACTCTTCTTGAGGTCCTTCATTCGGTTGAAACACCACTTCACGGCTACCCACAAGTTCTTGGACAGGTGGAGGAAGTGTTGCCAAGTCACCTGTATCGATAACGGTACTTGTATCTCCCTTAAGAGCTTTCTCAACTTTACCAACTTTCTCTTCAAGCTTTCTGGCATATCTTCTTTTACTTTCTGCTACTTTAGTTAATTTATCTGCACGTTTCTTTGCGTCACGTAATCTCTTTTGTGATTGTCGTCTCGCTTTCTCTGCTGCAGACAGGAAATATCTTTGCTTCGGTGCTTCGGGGTCTTTCTTCGGTCGACCACGTCCACGCTTCGGTTCGGCTTCAGTCATCTTTAACTATTGACTTTACGTGTATTCCTACTGTCTCTGTTGGCACTACATTTCTTTGATGCTTTGCCACCATATCTCATTCCCTGTTTTTGTTTTTCTTTCAGGGCTTCTTTTGCTTCCTTTTTCTCGGAAGGAGACAAAGATTGAATCATTTGATTTAGTTTGTCACTCATCTTGTCGGTAAGCTCGTTGGGAGTTGTGAGAGCGTTGATTGTGTTGAGTACTTTGAATAATGTGTTTAGATCAGCCATCGATTACGACCTCTTTCTTTGGTGGCAGCAACACAATACCGTGTACTGCTTGTACATTTACGTTAGTTGTTTCTTGCTTTCCTAGTCCTACCCTGTTTAAGAGCGATTCTGCAGCCCTGAAGCGTAGGTCGTCCCCTCTTTCGGGTACGGGGTTGTCAATTGTGCTTACCAAGCGTGTAGCAGCCTTAAATGCGTTCATAGACAGCACATTCTTTGTACGGTTGATGATCTCATCGGCTAAACTGTTCTTTAACCACGTCACACTGCCCTTAGAATAACCCGCTTGAATGGCTGCATCGGTGACATTGCCACCATTTTCAAACAAAATGTTCAGGAATTCTTCTTGTTGGGGCGTTATTTCACGCTGGGAAGTCTTTTTCGGGAGTAAATTTGTCACAACGGTACGCTCTTGCTTCCATGTAAGGCTTATATGCAGGTAATTCCTGCTGTATTTCATATATTCGTGCTAAACACTCATCGTGAGTGGCGTATGGACCTCGTGTATCTACTAATTCTTCACAATTTGCACCCATAGTAGGCTGTCCTAGCAGGCAAATTAGTACAAATGCTTCAAACACGATAAAATCCTTAGTTCTTAGTGAGTCAAGATCCTTAAAAGTTGAGCCAAAGCACGAGAAAGGATTGATTGCTGCTGCTCTAAACTGGTCTTGATACCTAAATTATACGTACAGATTTACCTAATGTCAAATAAAAAAAAAATTTGTACGAATTTACTTGACTTTTCTGTCAGAATGGATACAATCGGAGTAGATCCTCCGGGGAAATACACACATACACATAGGGATACCCTAAAGGGTACGACCAATCGTAACACAAAATAACTGTTCTTAGTATAGGGGGGGTTATCCCTTCTTGTTCCCTAAAGGGAATGCGAATAGATTGTACAAGTAACTCATTTGGGTAAAAATATGGCGACATTGCATACGTATACCGGGGGGTCCCCAGTGTCCCTTTGCACCCCGTATAGGGACTTTTTTTTGTGTTTACCCTCATTGAAACCATAGGATTACAAGCCAACCTAATATAAGCCGTGTTTCATATTGGGATTACTAGCCACGTTTAATATATAGGCGTCACGTGTATTTCTTTTTAATTTAGGTGCGATTTTTTCATTTAGTTTATACAAGTAAACCCTAAAAGGTAGCGTTTGAGGTTGGGATTGCGAGCAAATACCAAAAGAACAAACCACCAAGAAACCCAACAAAACCAACACTTTAAGTATTATTCTAATTAACCCAAAGAAAAACCCCCCAAGCAGTAGGCAAGG